CAACTGCTGGAGTAATTGGTCAAACAGCTGCTATTGAAACTTATAGTCAAGTAGCTCAAGATAGTACCAGACCAATTGAAGAAAGACAATTTGCCTTAGAGGAATTAGCTAAACAAGGTGTAGCAACTGAAGATATTGACTTATCAAATGCTGAATCGTTACAATTATTAAACGAGAGAACAGCACAAGCTATTCCATTGATTATGGCACGTGCTAAAGCATCCGCTGCAGCAGCCATTTTAGAGGAAGCACTTAAGAAACAATTAGAAGTACAAAATAGCTCATTAGAGGATAACTTATCCTGGTATGAACAAACCTGGTCATTTATTAAGGGTTCTGTATTACCAACAGGTTATGAACTACAAAAAGTACTTGATGGTGCTGCCAATTATAGTGAAAACTTATCTGAAGCAACAGCAAATGTAAATCGTGCACAAGCAGCATATCAGGAAACACTAAATGAATTAGTTAACTTAGAAGGACAAAACATTACAGTACAAAGAACAGTACGTGAAGAATTAGAACGTAGAGCTAAAACAGATGCTTCAGTAAAACAAGCATTAGCCGATAGATCAAATGCTGAAAAAGAAGCAATCTCCATCTATGCAGATGTTAGAAACCAACAAGCACTATTAGCACAAGAAGGTTTAGATAGAGAATTATTAGCTATCGACCAGGCAAATGCTGAACGTTTAGAAAAATTAACTACATATTACGGTGCTGAAAGTGAAGCAGTTAAAGCATTCGAAGAAAATATCGAAGCTGCAAAACAAGAAATACGTGATAAGTATGCTGGTGAAGCAGACGCTAAAACAAAAGAAAATGCTGAGAAATTAGCATCATTAAAAGAAGAAATTGCTAACGCTGAGGCAGTAACCGAAGAACAAAAATACCAACGTCAGTTAGAGATTACAGCTCAATACTATGATGATTTAATTGAACAAGCTAGATTAGCAGGTTTAGATATTACTGAATTAGAGGTAGCTAAAAATGCAGCATTAAAGGCAGAACAAGATGCTTACAATGCACAATCAATAGACGATCAGAAAGCATACCGTGAACAATTAGTTACGTTAGCAACTGATTCGGCTTTATCCTTAATTGGTGATTTAAAATCATTAAACCAATTATTTGATCAAGATAGTGAAGATGCTGCTCGTAAAGCATTTAATAGAGAGAAAGCATTAGCAAGTGTTGAAACAGTTATTTCAACTTACTTATCAGCACAAAAAGCATATGCTTCACAATTATCAATTCCTACACCTGATGCACCTGTTAGAGCCGCAATTGCTGCGGGTGTTGCTATTGCCTCTGGTTTAGCAAGATTAGCAGTAATTAATTCACAACAATTTAAAGAATCAGGTACTGCAAGTGCTGGAGGTGGTGGTGGTGCTTCAGGAGGTGGTTCTGTACCAACAGGTCCTTCAGTAGCTGGATTTGGAAATGCACCAGGAGGTTTGTTCCCTAATCCTGCAAGAGGTGCTAGTGGTGCACCTGTAATTAAAACCTATGTATTAGCCGGTGATGTAACTACAGCACAAGAAGCAGAAACACGAATACAACAAAGAAGAAAATTATGATAAATAAGATTGTTAAACTGGTATTAGATGAAGATTCCTTATTAGGTGGAATTGATGCCGTAGCATTAGTTGAAAATCCAGCTATCGAAGAGGATTTCTTTATGTTTGCTAAGGAAGAATTCGAATCATACAATGATTATCCTAAAGCAGCAGTTGAAGCAGCTAAACAAGGTATTAAAAGAAACGAAGCATTAGGTAATAAATGTGGTACTCAAGTTGGTAAAGTAAGAGCACAACAATTAGCTAATGGTGAAAATTTAACCTTAGATACTATTCGTAGAATGCGTTCATTCCTTCTACGTCAAAAAGATAATTACGATTTAGCTGTATCAAGAAAAGATTACGATGCTTGTGGTTACATTTCTTATTTACTATGGGGTGGACCTGCTGCATTACCTTGGGCAGAGAAAAAATTAAGACAGGCAGGTGAAGAATTCGATTTAGATGAAGCATGCTGGCCCGGATACGAAGCAATAGGAACTAAAATTAAAGATGGCCGTGAAGTACCTAACTGTGTCCCAGTACAAGCGTCTAAGGAGGAGTTTGAGAAACTTGTATTGGAAACTATTATTAAAGAAAATTTATTTGCACAAATTGGTGAAATTGATGGTAGCCCAATTTTCTCAACAATTGAGGAAGCAGAAGCGAAAGCTAAAGAAATGGGGTGTGAAGGATACCACGAACACAAATTGGGTGAAGATGTAATCGGCTATATGCCTTGTAAATCACATGAAGATGCAGTTAATGAAGGAACTAAAAACGCTGTTGCAGCTGAAGATATGGCTGTGGATGTTTCGGCATTGCCCAACTATATTAGTGAATTACCTAAAGAAAAACAGGACAAAATATTAGACGCGTTATATAATGTTGGAACTACTGAAGCAACGCTAGCGGCACAAGGTTATAAGCCCGTCAGTAAAGACAATTATAACCGCGCTATAAGCGAAGCATTTGCTATTGTTGCTGAACCAAATAAGGGATCCGTTGCTGATTTTGGTCAATACAAAGTATTATACAAGTATGTAACATCCCCAGGTAAAGGAGCTGATATTATTTCTACATCAAGAGATTTTTGTAAATCATTAATGAGAAAAAACTTATTATTCCGTAAAGAAGATATTAACAATCTATCAGTACAATCTGAAAATGCTGAATTTGGATTTTACGATATTTTCAAATGGAGAGGTTCTTACAATTGTAGACATTTTTGGCAAGCACAGTTGTTTAGTAGAGACAATACTGATCCTAAAAAAGCAACAGCTAACTTAGATATCTTAAGTTCATCACAATCAACTAAACCATTAGATGCTAATACAGGTGTTGGTACAGGTTTAAATACAACAGTATCAAATCAAGCCTTTAGTGAATTAGAGGAAAAACAAATGTTGATAGGTCCGTTAATGACACCTAACAAATTAATTCCTCGTAGAGATAAAGATGGCGAAATGTACCACGTTTATTTTGACGAAGCAACCGTTGAAAAATTAGCTTATCGTTTTATGGAAGATAAATTAAATGATTCTGTAAACATTGAGCACAACGATTCAGACAGAGTAAATGATGTAACGTTAGTAGAGACTTGGTTAGTTAAAGACCCAGAAAAAGATAAATCAACCTATTACGGATACGAACCTACTAAAGGACAATGGTTCGGAATGTATAGAGTGAATAATAAAAAAGTATGGGATGAGTACGTTAAAACAGGTAAAGTAAAAGGATTTAGCGTTCAAGGATACTTTACTGAAATGTTAGACAAATATACTAAATCATTATAATGGGAAAAATAGATACATTTTTAGGTAAGTGGGCAAGTAGAAAACTATTGGTTTTCTTTATTGCTACATTATTATCTTTATTTGGTAACTTAGATTCACACGATTGGGTTACTATTGCCAGCATCTACATTGGTAGCCAAGCTGTAGTTGATTTAGCTAAAGTATATAAAAGTAAATTATAATATGCCTATCCCTAAAAGAACATTAGTTGAAACCAGAGACGAGTTTATTTCTCGTTGTATGGCTGATTTAAGTTCAGAATATCCTGATAATAAGCAACGTGCAGCTATATGCTATGCACAATTATCTATGCCTCAATGGGAGGTAGAAGATATTAGAGATGCTTATAAAAGTAAACCGAATAAATAGCAATATATACACCTTTCAATCATAGATTTGGAAGATATGTATTTCTGTTAACAAATAATTGTTTAACCCTTTATATTAATAAAAATAATATGACTTCAACTGAATTAAAAGACCTTGTAAAGGCACATTTTAACCTTGTTGAAGCAGAAGTAAAGGAAGAAACTACTGTAGAGGAAGCTTTTGGTGAGTTAAAAGACATTAATGGTGCCTTCACTCTACGTTTCCCAGGTGATTCATTGCAAGTCGGAGATAAAGTAACAGTTGTTACTGCAGAAGGACAAGAAATGGACGCTCCTAATGGAGAGCACGAATTGGAAGACGGAACTAAACTCCGTACAGAAGATTCAGTAGTAACTGAAATTACATCTGCCGACGGTGAAAAGGCTATGGCCGAAGAAACCGAAGAGGAAGAAATGCAGGAAGAAGAAGTAAAGGAGGAAGAAATGGAAGATGAAGCTAAGATCGAAGACATCGTAGAAGCTATCGTTGAATCTGTAAAAGAGGAAATGGGCAAGATGAAAGAGAAAATGGCTGAATTGGAAGACAAAGTAGCTGGCTTAGAAAATATGCCTGCTGCTGAACCTACTTTAGCTTCAACAGGCAAGAAAATGGAAGCTTCGAGCAAGTTTTCAAAGTTCAACGTAGATGAAGCCCGCAATGCAGACCGCATTAAAATGGCTTTAGATTCAATCAAAAACAAAAAGTAAATTTAAATTATCATGGCATTAAACGTATCAGCTTTAAATGACTTTAACAACGAAGTTGCAGGTGAACTCGTAGTTAAAGCTGTGTATGGCGGTAGCACTATGGAATACATTACCATCCAAGAGGGTGTTAAGTATCAAGAGCCAATCAACTTGTTCGAAGTTGACTTGTATATCCAAAACGCTAACTGTTCTACTGACTTCAGTGGTTCAGCTACCTTTACACAAAGAAACATTACTGTTTGTCCTCGTACTTCTCAAGACGGAATCTGTCTTAAGGATATGGACAAAAAATACTTGGGTATCTCCGCTTTGGAGCCAGGTTCTTACAACGAAACATTCGCATTAGCGGGTGCTTATTCTGACTTATTGGTTAACCAATTCCAGAAAGCTAACGACCAATTCTTATGGCAGCAAATATCAGGTTCAGCTTCTACCTTCGGTGGAACTTGTGAATCTGACGGTTTGTTGAGAATTTTGTCTTCTGGTTCTGCAGGTTCAGCAATCACTGACGCAGCTCAAATCGTAGGTACTACTACAGCATCTTTAGATAACTTGGACACTATGATCGCTGCTCTTCCTACTGACGTAGCAGATCGCGACGACTTAACATTCTTCATGAGTGTAGGTAAGTTCCGTGAATTCGTATCAAGCGTTCGTACTTCTAACTCTTACTACTTCGATCCTTCAAGCATCAGCAACAGAGGTGGAATTTTGGAAATGGTTTACCCATTCCAGAACGTTAAAGTAGTAGGTACTGTAGGTATCAACACCAACCGTATCGTTCTCGGACCAGCTAGACAAATTGTAGCAGGTACTGACTTGATGAGCGACTTCTCACAATTCCAATTGTGGTACGACATCAACACAGACCAATTGCGTCACAGAATCTCTACTAAACTTGGTGTAAACGTAGCATACCCTGAATTCTGGGTTTCTAACAACGTATAATTGTCTAACCCTATAAACAACAGAAACTATGGCAACATGTGATATTACTTCAGGATTTACCCTCGGTTGTAGAGACAACACGGGTGGTATTAAGAATGTTTACATTCTAAGCGGTTCTGTTGATTCAGTAACGGGTTCAGGCAGTACGGGCTTGATTAGTGCAATCAGTGGTTCAGGTATTTTCTATAAGTTTGAGTTGACTCGTCAAACCGGAGATTATGTAGAAACTATTAACGGTTCAACCGAAAATGGTACTGTATTCTTCGATCAAACTGTGAATATGCCTTTGCATAAACTGCAATCAGCTACACGAAATCAAGTACGTTTGCTTTCTAAGAATGTTGAAATCAAGATGATCGTTGAAACTAACAACGGTTCATCTGATGGAATTGGTAAATTCTTCTACTTAGGAGAACAAAATGGTTTGGCATTGAACGCAGGTCAAGGTGCCTCAGGTACTGCCTTCGGCGATTCAAATGGATATACCTTAACATTCAACGGTCAAGAACCTGATCCCGCTTCAGAAATCAGCGGTTCAGACTTAACAGTAATTCTTAGCGGTATTACCGTATCCTAAGAATTTAGATAAAGGGAAGGGGTTGTGCGTATGCATAGCCCCTACTCCTTTCTAATTAAAAAATAATACAATGCTACAATTTAATAGGTCTGAAACTACAAATACGAATGCTGTATGGATTGATACAGTAGATACTTCTTCAGGTTACTACGGTAATTTAAGAATAATTTATACACAATCGTATGACTTATCAAATGGTAACTTTGATGTAGCTACAATTTCAGCTCCTAATGCTTATAGAAATTGGTTAGTTATCTCTAATTCTGGTTCTGTTGCTCCTACAGCTTCAGGTCAGTATGATATCAGTATATACACTCTGGATACAGGTAGTGGTAATTCAACTTGGGAAAGTGTTAGTACAACATTCCAAGCAACAAGTGATACTTGGCAAGGTATAGGTGGAATTACTCCTGTAGATTTAATATATTCTGATAGAGCATATGTTTCAGGTTCTAATGAACAAGAAATAACGCAATATGTATCATCAAACGAGAACGGAACATATATAACTTATAATGGATAAGAAATTTAATTTTAAGGCTATTAAGAAACAATTCGCAGAACGAGTACGTCCTGAGGAGAGTATCTTTAGGTCTGAAAACCGCAGTTACGTTAAGTATGGGGAATACAATGATTTCCCTAATCACTTAATTGATTTATACAATAATTCATCTATTCACGGTACTTGTGTTAATGCAATTATTGATGGTATTGTAGGAGAAGGCTTAATAGCCGAACAAGAATTCGTATTAGATAGAGCTAATCCAGATGAAACGTGGAATGAAGTATTCCATAAATTAGCTACAGATTTTAAATTATTTGGTGGATACGCTTTTGAAGTAGTTTACAACCGTAACAGAACAAAAGTAGCAGCAGTATACCACATTGATTTTTCTTGGTTAAGAGCTAAGGAAATGAATTATAGAGGTAAAGTAGAAGGGTACTACATCTCCGATGAATGGGGAGATAAGTACAGATACTCAAATAGAACAGTACCTAAAGAGGTTCCTTACTTACCTGTTTATAACCCAACTAAAGCTGCAGAGGAACCAAAACAGATATACGTATATCGCCCATACTCACCTGGTCAAAAATATTACCCGCTACCTGATTATGTAGGAGCATTACGCGTAATTGACTTGGATGAAGAGGTAGATAACTTCCATCTTAACAATATTAAGAATGGTTTAGCACCTTCGCTATCCATTACTACATTTACAAACGCTGACCCTGACCAAAGACAAGCAATCGAACAAATGCTAAGAGAACAGTACGCTGGTACTGATAATGCAGGGGCATTGTTGTATATGGATTTAGATGACCCAGCAAAT